AACACCATGACATGGGAGAATGGAGCTAAGGCTGTATTCTTCTCGGCAGAGGACCCAGAACGACTCCGGGGACCGCAGGCCTACTCAGCATGGTGTGATGAGTTGTGTGCTTGGCGCAACGCCCAAGAGACTTGGGATATGTTGCAGTTTGGGTTACGACTTGGTAAGCACCCGCAAGTGTTTATCACCACCACCCCGAAGACCACCAAGCTCTTACGGAATATCCTTGGTGATGATAAGACGGTAACCTCCACAGGGTCCACTTACGACAACCAAGCCAACTTAGCTTCTACGTTCCTAGACGCTGTTAGGAAGACCTACGAAGGCACTAGGCTAGGCCGACAGGAGCTATACGCAGAGATACTGGATGAGGCCTCTGGAGCCTTGTGGAGCCGTTCTCTGTTAGCCGAGTGTGAGATAGAGAAAGACAGCGTTCCTGATTTGAACAGGATTGTTGTCTCTATCGACCCTGCAATCACCAGCAACTCCGAGTCAGACATGACTGGTATTGTTGTAGCAGGGGTTGACGTTAATGGTATCGCTTACGTTCTGGCAGACTGCACAGGTCGCTACACGCCTCAGCAATGGGCTGCAAGGGCAGTGTCACTCTTTGAAGAGTATCAAGCTGACCGCATTGTCGCCGAACGTAATCAGGGCGGGGATATGGTTCGCCATACTCTGCACACAGAGTCTGAGACGGTGCCTGTCAAGCTAGTCCATGCTAGTCGTGGCAAGATGGCCCGAGCAGAGCCTGTCTCCGCCCTGTATGAACAAGCTAAGGTGAAGCATGTAAAGGGTCTCAACGACCTAGAAGACCAGATGGTCACTTGGGAGCCACTAGGCTCTGTAGGCTCACCAGACCGATTAGACGCCCTTGTATGGGCTATTACGGACCTATCTCTACAGGGCTATGCCAAGCCCCAATTAAAGCTGGCGTATAGCTCTGCGAAAGGACTACGGTAGTCCAAGTCAGCTCTCTGATTAGACGCTTACAGCGACAGGATACCAGAACATTGCCCAAGAAGCTCTCGGAAACAGAAGCCAAGAAGATTCTCGGTGTAGCCGGTGATAACACTCACAACGGCCAAATCCGAGCGGACGAGTTCCTTCCAGAGCTTCGTGGCAAGAAGGCTATCCGCAAGTATCGTGAGATGCGGGACAACGACAGCACCATTGGTGCAGTTATGTACGCCACTGAGCAGGTACTCCGAGACGTAAAGCTGAAGGTAGTCGCAGCTAACGACTCGGCAGAGGCTAAAGCAGAGAAAGAGTTTGTCGAGACGGTCCTGACGGACATGGACCACACTCTGGAAGACCATATCGCAGAGGCTCTTTCTTCTTTGTCGTATGGCTTTGCTTGGTTCGAGGTAGTCTACAAGCGTCGTGGTGGTCCCAACTTCCGAGACTACAAGCGCTACTCCAAGCACACTGACGGTCGCATCGGCATTCGCAAGCTGGCTATCAGAGCGCCTTGGACGGTATCTAAGTTTGATGTAGACCAGAAGTCCGGTGATGTACTGGGCCTCTATCAGGAAGGCTCTCAGTTTGGCAAAAGCCATTATATCCCTGCTAACAAGTCTTTATACTACAAGACCACAAGCATCAATGGGGACCCTTCTGGTCGTAGCATTCTTCGCAATGCTTACACTTCTTATGAGTATCTGAACAACCTTCAGGCTATTGAGGCCATTGCAGTAGAGCGTGAGCTTGCTGGTATCCCTGTAGCCCGTATTCCCTCGGAATACCTCTCTTCAGAGGCTTCCTCAGCTCAGACGGCCTTTAGGGCCAACCTAGAGGGTATCCTGCGAGATGTAAAGTTCAACGAGCAGGGTTACATCATCACCCCGAGTGATACCTACCCTGACAAAGACGGTAGCCCAACTAACGTCCGTCTTGTAGATATTGAACTTATGTCGTCCAGCGGGACACGCAACATTGACATCGACCCGATTGTTAGCCGCTATCAGCACGACATTGCTCGTAGTGTACTGTCTGAGTTTCTTCTACTCGGCGCACACAGCGCCGGTGGCTCGTATGCGCTATCTAAGTCTAAGACCGACCTATTTCTTAGAGCATTGGAAAGCTACATTGGTGCTATCACCGACGTACTCAACAAGCAGCTTATTGAGCGACTCTGGCAACTCAACGGCCTTTCCTACGATACTATGCCCTACATCGAAGCAGGTGATGTAGCTCCGCATGATCTCCGAGAGATCGCAGCCTTCCTGCGCAACCTTAATGGCGCAGACATCAACGTGTCTGACCACCCCGAAGTTATTCAAGACCTTATGGACATTGCGGAGCTTAGTTATGAACCTGATGCGACTTCCCGGCGAACTGTACCAACGAATGAGCCGTCGAGCTAAAGAGGCCCGAGAGCTTCAGCACCTCAAGAGTATGACTGATCGAGAGCTTGCTGACATCGGACTTACCCGTAACCAAATCTATGAAGCCTTCTTCAAAGGACGTAAGTGATGCCCTACAGCAGTAACGCAGACCTCCCAAAGGCAGTCCGTCAGACTGTACCAGAAGAGAAGCAGGGCAAGTTCCGGCAAGTGTTCAACTCCGTTATGGAGGACACCGGCTCTGAACAACGTGCCTTTCAGGCTGCGTGGTCTGCTGTAGAGAAGGTAAAGACCTCCACTCTGGCTGAGAAAGCCAAGAACTGGAATGCAAAGCATGGAGCTTCTAAGGGCCGCATCTCGGCTAAGACCCTTCGTGCTGTATATGACCGTGGTATCGGTGCTTACAAGACCAACCCCGGCTCTGTGAGGCCTAACGTCACGTCCAAGGAACAATGGGCAATGGCCCGAGTAAACAGCTTCCTAAAGATTGCCGCTGGCCAGAAGTCCGCTACGCATGACAAGGACCTACTGCCGGAGAAGTCTGTGAGCAAAGCTGAGTACCGTGGTAAGAAGGTAACTCTGGACAAGCCCTTCCGTTTGCCTGCTGGGTCCACCAAAAAGTTTGGTGTGTATGTAAAGTCAGGCGACAAGGTGAAGAAGGTTACCTTTGGTAGCCCTACTATGGAAATTCGTCGGGATGACCCTAAAGCTAGGGCCAACTTCCGAGCTAGACACAACTGTGCTGGTAAGACAGATAAGACCACACCGGGATACTGGTCCTGTAAAATGTGGGAACCGGGTGTTTCTGTGAGCGAAATGCTCGCAAAGAACGAGCCCGAAGAAGAACAAGCGAACCTTGAGGGTCAAATCCTAAAGACAGATGACGAGCAACGTCTGGTTTATGGTTGGGCCTCGGTCATCACTGAAGATGGTACACCTCTGGTAGACCGTCAAGGTGATGTTATTGAAGCCGACACTATGGTAAAGGCCGTGAATAAATTCATGGAACATATTCGTGTTGGTAAGATGATGCACAAGGGGGATCAAGTAGGCCAAGTGGTCCACTCGATGCCGCTCACTAATGAGATTGGTGAAGCCTTGGGCGTTTCCAGTAGCCGTGAAGGTTGGATCGTAGCATTGAAGGTATTCGATGATGAGGTCTGGTCTCTGGTAAAATCTGGCCAACTTACGGCCTTTTCTATCGGCGGCAAAGCTAAACGGAAGGAAGTCAATGACTAACATCTTGCTCGACTTGGAGTTGGACGAACTGTCGTTGGTAGACCGTCCAGCAAACCAAGCCGCTACAATCTGTCTTATTAAAAGGGACGAAAGCATGGAAGACATGGAAAAAGGGTACGACTCTTACCTCGATGAGCGTAAGATGTACTACATGGACAAAGGTATGGGTGAAGACGAAGCCATGAAGAAGGCTAAGGAAGAACTCGACAAGATGTCCGCTAAAGAAAAAGAAGAGCTTATGGCTCGTCTTGGTAAGGCTGATGAAGCTGAAGAAACCGAAGTAGATCAGGAAGCCCTGTTTCTGGCTGAGGTTGATGCTCTCAAAGCTGAAGTCTCCCGCCTCTCCAAGGCACTTGAAGACAATGGGTTTGCTGTTACTGAAGAAGAAGTAACCAAAGCCGAAGAACCAGAATACCTCGAAGTCGAAGGCGAGAAGGTGGCTAAGTCGGACATCCCGGCTCCAGTCCTGAAAGCCCTCGAAGAAGCAGCGATTGAAAAGCGTATGGTTGAACTCCGTAAGCAAGCTGACGAAATCCTGCCTAACTTCGATAACGAAATTGCGGCCTCCCTCTTGGCTCATGTAGCTAAAGACGACGCAATCGTAGAGGCCCTCAAGGCTGCTGACGCAGCAATGGGTGCTTCGATGTCTGAGATCGGTGAAGCGTCGGTAGAAGCAGATATGCTTTCTTCCAGCGATAAGCTCGATGCTCTTGTTAAGTCCTACATGGACGAGAACAACCTTGCTAAGAAGGACCATGCTAAGGCATATGCTGCTGTAGCTAAGACCGACGAAGGCAAGGCACTTATCACTAAGCTCTATAAAGGAGAGTAAAGATGGCGACGAATGCAGGCCGCTTTAACAACATTTCTGTAGAGGCAGCAAGTGCTGTCAATCAATTCGAGTTCGTAAAAATGACCTCTACGGGTGCCGCTCAGGCAGGCGACGGTGAACTGGCAATCGGTGTTGCCCTCACCTCCGTTGATCCTTCGGCTACCCCAGCCACCACCAACCTTTCCGTCCAGATTGACGGCATTGCTATGGTGCAGGCTGGTGAAGCAGTAGCTAAAGGTGCATTGGTTGGTTCTGATGCCAATGGCTACGCTACCGATGCTTTTACCACTGGCGACTACCAAGTTGGCGTAGCACTGGACGCAGCTTCGGGTGCGAATGAAATCATTCGTGTTCTGCTCAAGCCAGTAGCCAACCAGTCGGCGTAACTGAGGGAATAGGAGAAAACTAATGCCTTTGCTGACCCCATCGAGTGTGCATATTGATCAGCCGCTCACCAACCTGACGACTGCTTATGCTCAGTCTCAGGAAAACTTCATCGCAGATAAAGTCTTCCCTATTGTAGGTGTAGACAAGCAGTCTGACAAATACTACCAGTACGACCGTGCGAACATGAACCGTACCGGCGACGTTAAGAAGCTGGCACCTCGCACTGAAGTAGAGCGTATCGGTATGACCGTATCTAACGACAGCTACTTTGCTGACGTGTACGGCCTCGGTATGGACTTCGATGAGCAGACCCTCGCTAACGAAGATGCTGCTCTGGACATCCGTTCCGCCGGTGCGCAGACTCTGGCTATGCGTCTGATGATCCACCGTGAGAAGCAGTTCGCTGAGACGTTCTTTGCTGCTGGCGTATGGACGAGCCAAGACCTTCTGTCTGGTCGTACCATCACCGAATGGGATGAGGCTAACTCTACCCCTATTAAGAACATCACCGATGCGTCTCGTACCATCCAGCTCCAGTCTGGCGGCTTCCGTCCGAACACTCTGGTAGTTGGCCGTAAGGTACACGACTCTCTCGTTAGCAACTCTGACATCCTTGCTCGCTTGAACGGTGGTGCTACTGTCACCAATACCGCTCTGGTTACCAAGGCGAAGCTGGCAGAAATCTTTGAAGTAGAAAACTACTACGTCATGGAAGCTGTCCAGAACGACACCACTGAAGGTGCTGCTGAGGTGAATAGCTTTATCGGCGGTCGCCACGCTATGCTTTGCTACACTCCGGGTAATGCTGGTCTTATGACCCCTGCGTCTGGTCTGACTTTCGCATGGAACAGCATTCCGGGTGCTAACAACCTCGGCATCACCGTTGAGTCCTTCTCTGACGACGCACTGAAGCGTCAGCAGATTGCAGAGATGATTCAGGTGAAGATGTCCTACGATATGAAGATGGTTGGCGCTGACTTGGGCTACTTCTTCGAGAACATCGTAGCTGCCGACTAAGGAAGCTAGAGTATGACACCCGACTACTCTCTTCTTCCTTTTCAACTTAGCTGGGTCCAACTCGTTAGACAAGAGTTTAAGGGGTATGGAACCGAATGGAAGCGAGGGGATGTCTTTGACTGGGAACAGCGAGGCATCCCTTGGCGAGACGTTATGTCTTTATTCAATCGGGGCTTTCTCATGCAGGAGGCCCCGACTGAAAACAACCAGAAGAAGGTTGTTGGAGACGGTCTCGATGAACTTGGTCCCGACGAGCTTAAGGTTATCGTAGACAACATTAACGCTAAGGTCAAGCTCAATACGAAGACTGACCGTGAGTATCAGAACAAGAAGTGTAAGGCTTCTACGATCACGAAGAAACAACGTGGTCATATTCGTACATGGCGTAACAGCCCTTGGGCTGATTGGGAGCAAGCATAATGTCAGATTTTACCTACGATCCTGACGATCTTTCTACTTCTACTGCCTCTGGCCGAAGAAACGTAGTTCGTTTCCTCGTAGGTGATACTGACTCCCTTGAGCAACAGGCTACAGATGAAGAAGTTACTTTCGCTCTTTCTCAGTCTTCTGACAGTGTTCACTATGCCGCTGCTTATATTTGTAGAGCTATTGCAGCTAAGTATGCTCGTCGTGTTAATACTGACCTCGATGGTGCTATTAGCGCTGACTACTCTGATATTCACACCCATTATATTTCTCTTGCGGATACCCTTGAGGCTGAGGCAAAGAAGCAATCCGGCCTCGGCGTTAAAGCCGGTGGTATCAGCGAAGCAGCTATCGCTGTGGTAAGACAAGACACAGACCGAGTTACGCCGTCTTTCCGCAGAGATCGTTTCCGCAACCCGCCTAATTATGACGGCTCTTCGGAATACGAGTGAGGGATAGTCTATGTCTTTAAGTCCTAGTGATCTGCTGTTCTTGGTCAAAGACTTTGGCGAACAGCTTACCCTCCGCAAGGTCGCCAAGACAGGTTCCTATGATACCTCTTCTGGCTCTGTGTCTGGGAGTGAGACTAAGGACTATCCTTTTACAGGTTACTTCTATAACCTAGCAGAGGGCGTATTTGACTCTAATC